CGTCGTGCAATGCCTAACTTGGTCGCTTATGACCTAGCAGGTGTTCAACCAATGAACGGACCTACTGGTTTGATCTTTGCAATGAGATCTCGCTACAACAATCAGACTGATACTGAAGCATTCTATGATGAAGCAGATTCTGCATTCTCTGGACAGTCTTCCAAGTTCGATAACGTTGGTGCTGCTACATCTATCAACTCTGGTATTGGTACAACTACACAGCGTGGATCCGATCCTGGTGCGTTAGACGGTACTTATCCTATTGCTGGTACAGACGCTACTACCTACAACGTAGGTCAGGGTATGTCTACATCTGAGGCAGAAGACCTTGGTGACGGCACAGAAGGCGAATTCAACCAGATGGCATTCTCAATCGAGAAGGTCACCGTTACTGCGAAGTCACGTGCTTTAAAGGCAGAGTACAGTCTAGAACTTGCTCAAGACTTGAAAGCAATCCATGGATTGAATGCAGAGGCAGAACTTGCCAACATTCTTTCTACTGAGATCCTTGCTGAAATCAATAGAGAAGTTATTCGTACCATCTATAACGTTGCTAAGCCTGGTGCTCAAGCAAACGTTGCTAACGCAGGTACTTTTGACTTAGACACTGACTCTAATGGTAGATGGTCTGTTGAGAAGTTCAAGGGACTTATATTCCAGATAGAGCGTGATGCGAACGCAATCGCCCAGTTAACACGTAGAGGAAAGGGCAATATGATCCTTTGCTCCGCAGACGTTGCTTCTGCATTAACAATGGCTGGTGTACTTGACTACACTCCTGCTCTTAACGCTAACCTTAACGTTGATGATGCTGGTAATACATTTGCTGGTACATTACAAGGTAAGTACAAGGTCTACATTGACCCATATGCTGGTGGTCAGAACCCAACATCTGGTGCTGCTTCTGCAGGTCAGTATTATGTTGCTGGTTATAAAGGTTCTTCACCTTATGACGCTGGATTATTCTATTGCCCATACGTTCCTCTTCAGATGGTTCGTGCAGTGGGAGAGAATACTTTCCAACCAAAAATCGGATTCAAGACTCGTTACGGAATCGTTCAGAACCCATTTGCTCAAGGAGCAGGTGCTGGTCTCGGAACAATCCGTAGAAACTCTAACGTATACTACAGAAGAGTTAAGGTTCAGAATCTTATGTAAGAAGAAAGGAAATATATCCTTTTTCACAAAGAGACCCTTGACGGGTCTCTTTTTTTATGCTATAAATAGTATTAACTTATGTTAAGAACCATGTTCTGCAAAATTAAAAAGTCATTAGAAGAATATCGTGAATGGCAACTTAAGTTCTACAGACGAGCAGAAGATACTTTAGAACAGAGATTAGCAGGTATTAAAGCTGCGAAAGAAAAACTTGAAGAGCAAATCCAAAGAGATGTCCCTCCTGTTGAAGAATAAATAAAAAAGGAGACCTGTGTTCTATTATGCCTTATCACATTAAAAAAACAAGTATTATAGGTTCTGCGATACCAACAGATGGTACCGAATACTATATTGGAGAAGATGCTTGGTCGAATGATTATTCAAAGAGAAAAATTTATACTAATCAAGCAGATGCGGATGCTCAAAAAGCAACAACTTATACTTCACCTCAAGGAATTACTTGGCAACCTTCATGGTGGAAGAATGCGACTGTTGTAAGTGAATAAATAACAATAAACTGTGAGTACAATGAAACCTACACCCAAGCAGTATGAAGACGCTTTTGACCGTCAAAAAAGAATAGTCGAACACCTTATCGAAGAAGGATATGCTGAAAATGAAGAGTCAGCAAATCAAATTATCTTGGGTATGAGTGAACAATGGTACAATCTTATTATTGACTAATGAAAGATTTTGATAGATTTATTGAAGAGGCAGCTGAAAAAAGATGTCCTCCAGGAAAGTATTATGATGGTAAGAAGTGCTCTATACCACCACGTGGATTTCATGTAGGTAGGAGAGGGTATATTGAACCTGATGATAATGATGGAGAAAACGGAAAGAAAAATGGTAATGGTAATGGGTCCCATAACGGGAATGGAAATGGTAATGGTAATGGTGGCAATGGTAACGGTAGCGGCGGCAACGGCGGTGGCGGAAATGGTGGTGGAGGAGAATAATGACCACTAGAAACCCAATGGACAACCAAATATCTAATAGGAATTTTCTATCTCCTATTGGATTTAAGTTTACTATAGCCAAAACTCCAAAGGTTGATTTTTTCTGTAATTCTGCTAGAATACCAGAGATTTCATTGGGAAGTGCTGTTCAACCAACATATCTTAAGAACATTGATATTCCTGGAGATAAACTAGAATATGGTGATTTTTCACTTCGATTTTTAGTTGATGAGAATCTTCAAAACTATATGGCAATCCATAACTGGTTAACAGGATTGGGATATCCAGAAACTACACAACAGTTTAAAAGTCTTACAACAGACCAAGACAATAGAAGAGAACTTGATGAACAGTTTAGTGATGCTAGTCTTCATATTTTAAACAGCAACTACAGAGATGTTGCTATTGTAAAATTCAATGGTCTTTTTCCACAGTCATTAACTTCTTTGGAATTTGAAGCAACAGATACGGATATTAACTACTTTACAGCAGACGTAAGTTTCAAGTATACTTATTACCAAATCGTAGGAAAAGATAACAGAACTCCTTTATAAACTGATTCTTCTTTATTATGGACATTGAAAAAATACAGGACATGTGGGCTAAAGATGCCCAGATTGATATTGACAACTTACATGAAGAGAGTTTAAAAATCCCAGTTTTACACTCAAAGTATTACACGATCTACAATACAATCTCTCTTTTAAGAGAAAGAGCAAAAGAAAGTTATAATAAAATAAGATTAGAAAGATATAACTTTTATACTGGTAAAGCAACAGCAGAGGTTTATGCTGAAGAACCATTTCCGTATAAGGTTAGGGAAAAGGACGCAATACAGAGGCATCTAGAGGCGGATGACAGATTAAATAAGATCGATATGAAGATAAAATATTATGATACAACGTTAAAATTCTTGGAAGAGATTATCAGAAACGTTTCTAATAGAACGTATCAAATCAAGAACAGTATTGAATGGCATAAGTTTCAAGCAGGATTTAACTAAATAATTTTGTAACGTCATAGTTAGACCAATGGCAGAACAACCAGTTGATTGGTCAATGGAAATGAAGATGGGTATTAAAGAGACCCGTCTTCTTTATAATGCTATTGAAGGATATTTACAAGTTTGGCCAAAAGATACAAGACCATTAGAAGAATATGAATATTTACAATCTATGAGAACTAGATTGTTTGCTGTGATTATGGATTATAACGTACATGGAGAATTTCCAGACCTTGACAAAGGGTAATATATACTTATAAGGATTCTTATAAGTTATGGGACATGTGAACATACAGAAAAAGAATGAAGTTTATCTTCAACTTTCAGGGGATACCCATATCCTTTATGAGTTAGCAGATAAGTTTACTTTTGATGTACCTGGAGCCCAGTTTTCTCCAGCATATAAAAAGAAATTCTGGGATGGTAAGATTCGTCTAATGAATGTCCAGAATGGTGAAATATATGTTGGACTGTTAGATAAGGTCACTACATTTTTAGATAAGCACGAATATTCATATAATTTTATAGACAACAAACATTATGGTACCCCTTTAGAAATCAACCCTATGATTTCGAAGGAAGGTGTTAAAGACTATATGAATGCTATTAGCAAGTATAAACCTAGAGATTATCAGATAGAAGGGGTATACGACGCTCTAAAGCATAATAGAAAGTTGTTGATATCCCCAACTGCTTCAGGTAAGTCTCTGATGATATACTCGATTGTGAGATATTACGTTGAACGCAAGCAAAATACTCTGATAGTTGTTCCGACGACTTCGCTAGTAGAGCAAATGTATAAAGACTTTGCGGATTATGGATGGGACGTTGGTTCATTTTGCCACAAGATATACGCAGGTAAAGAAAGAGAGACGGACTCTCAAGTCATTATTACTACTTGGCAATCAATCTACAAACTCCCCAGGAAATATTTTGAGAGATTCTCTGTTGT